GCAGTCCCAAGGAGGGAAGATCCCCCATTTGTTGTACATGCTGTCGATACTGCCGTAGATAATAGAGTTATCGGTGTCTCTCCGCTTGAGTCCTGACGCATAGATACCGATGTCTCCAGTCGGCCAGATAGAGGCGAGCTCCTGAGCATTCTGCTCTACGAGCTCCTGCCGGTGAGCCAGAATGCAGACCCGGAACGCTGGATATTGAGACTTCCATTGCTGGATAACCCAGGCGATGAGTATCGACTTCCCGCCTCCGGTCGGAATGATCACACACGGATTGTCGTCACGTCCGGCAAGATGAAGGTTCACGGCTTCGAGAGATTCTTCCTGATACGGCCGAGGGACAATGACCCCGTTGGATATCGATGGAGGAAGAAACAGGGAAGTATTCATTGTGTTATATACCCGAATACTCTCATTAAATTGCTCCGAGACTTATTGTTGAATCCAATTCTCTTCTCTCGAAATAACTGCCGTAGCCTCCTAGCGTGTTTATCGTGACAAGCACACCCTACCCCATGATCAGGGTTTTCATCGTCGTGCTTCACTATCTCGTCAATAATTTCTTCCAGCACACCGCTCATCGCTGTTTCCTCCGGGCCTTCTTCGCCGCCTTGCTCTTCTTCCGACCCTTGACTACTTTGTTGATGAACTTAGCTGTTCCAGGGTGATGTATTCCCTTCGCTCTGCGGATCGGTTTTCCATCGTTCGCGCTCATGTCAATGCCTCTTTATGAGTAGTGGTTCATCGAATGATGTAATGCACTTTCTACACCCGTCCATACATTTGACTTCTTCTTTGTTGTGAGCCTGAAAGTTGCAGGTGCTTTCCTGATCAGTCACGTAGATGACGTTATCGAAGCCTTGACGTTTCATCTCGTCGTCCTGTGTTTTGAAATCGTAGTCATTTCTAATAGCTCCGTCCCACCAGAATGAAGACCTAATTCCGTCCCAAGAGTAAATAAGGATCAGGTTTTTCGGCTTGAGTCCAATCAGGCTAGGAAGGAAAAGGTCATCTCTCTTCGTGTAGGCATAAAAAGTCACGTCTGGATTGAACTCGCAGATGGTGTACCACTTCAGGATATAAGCTTCACTGTAGAAGTCGCCTGATTCATGAACGTGAACCACTGAAGCCTTTGACTTGAGTACCTCTTTGGCCATTGCGAGAGTGAATTCAGACCGCCTAGAAAGTACGTAATTTCTGGCCCTCGAGAGACGAGGCGAACTCCATCTTCGCTCTGCATCCTTCGCATAGCAATATCTGTGACACTGAAGGTCCGGCTTGCACGTAGTAACTGCAGGGAGACTCCATGTAGGACATGCAACTTTAGCATTGCCTGGACTGAGATAGCTCAAAACGGCACCTTCTCGCCCTCTACCGGTTCTTCCAGACCTGCGTCTACTCTTCTGTGATGATTCCCCTGCTCAGTATTCTCGACTCGACTCATGACTCTTAGGTGCTTTGGATTCACACACCAAGGATTTCGGCATACATGATCTACGGTCTCGTGGTCAGGGATATCCCCAGCGAAGATCGCGTACGACCACCTGTGAGCCCACCAAGCCATACCGTTGAACCAGAACTGCCCGTAGCCCTTACTATCAGTGTAGCCGGTCCATCTCCAGCACTCGCCGGCAGGCTCGGTCTTTTTGGCAAAGCGGATCAGGTCGGTTGCTTTGAATAACACGACCAGCCTAATCGTGCCTTTGCCCGGAAGTAAGTCCATGATCACTCTTTCCCTCCCCAGATCGCGGCGTAGGTGTCGGCCTTGTAGATCACGAAACAGAACCTGTTATCAAACTCTGCGGCGTAATAAGCGTCATCGTCGAACTCGCAAGTAGGCTCAGGAAGTTTCTCACCGCCCGGAACCATAAGTAGCTCTTTTAGCTTTTCGAGTATTTGGTCGCTGTTGGTGTCAGAGTTGCCTTCGAAGAGCAATTCACAGTCGCCTGGATCATATCGCTCTACGAGAGTCAGGTCCCCTTCGTCGATCGGTGTTTCGACTTTGACGACTTCAGCCTCAAGCGCCTTCTTCACAGCTCCAGTAACGCTCTTTCCGACTATGGGACCAGGTGTAACCATTAACTCTTCGGTCTTCCACTCACCTTTCCCTTCGCCATGCTGCCAGACGGCTCCATCACTCTTGTTAGTGAACTCTATCCACGTCGCTCCTGAGTCAGTCGGCTCAGCAAAGGTAATAAGCGGAGGAAGGACCAAGTGAGACATACAGGCCTTCTGTTGAACCTCAAATGAGAGATCTTTTCTATGTAGAGCGCATGACCAGCGAGCCCATGATTCGCCTTCATCTACTTCAGGCGTCGAATGACAACAGGTCCGGCAGGACTTGTCTGGAATAGGAAGAGCCTTTGCTATACTTCCCCAACAGACATCGAATGCGTCACACATTTTGCAGACGTACCAGTCTTTCCGATCGGAACAACGTTCCGGAGGTAACGGAGCGCGGACAATTCTCTCAGCGCGGGCCACGTACTTCTTGAACTCGTCAGCGTCGAAGCGAATCCGTTCTACGTGAAGCTCGTCAGTATCTTTGTTCTTTGCGTAATAGAAACACCTGGTCAGTTTGAAGTAGCCCATATAGATCATACACTGAGCCCAGTGCTGAGGCTTACTTAGTTTCACGCCTTCACTCACGAGCTTTCGGAAGGAGGAGGCTTTGTGCGTTTTGTCCTCCAGAAGATGCCACGTCTTAGGCGCTTCGATTACTCCCAGTACGAATCCGTCGCAATGACCTCTGGAGTGTCCGCCGAGATCTACGAACCCGTACTGTTCGCCAGCGTCATCGACGTCATGGACTTCGAGTCCGGCCCCGCGGAGCTCTTCAGTCATGCGAGGCTCTTCCAGGTGGCCGGTTTCGAATAGCCGGTACATACGTCCACTGAAGTTAGGAACGAAACACCATCGGAAGGAGTACCATAGGTATCGATCGCATTCGTGACCAAGGATACTGGCGCCAAGATACTGTCTTCGAGTCTGGGAGTCGCCTCGTTTCTTGTGCCAGTCGTAGACAGCCTGCAGTGTCGGCGAGATTTTGGGCATAGCGTCAGATATGTCACCCATGACGTAGTCCTCCTGTGTAGCGGTGGAAATGGCGCGGGGTCACCTCAGCGAGACCAAGGCAACCCATCAGCGTTAGCGCGCTTATGCCAATTTCAGGGTGACGCTAACCTTCTTAGGAGTAGCGGTAACCACAGCAGCGACTGCGTCAAATACGTCAGGATGTTGATCCCTCAAAGCTTCGTAGGCGGCGGCATCAAAGATATAACCAGCCGCAACCGGCTCAGTCAATGTGATGGGCATAACCTCTTCAGGAATGTCGAGCTCTCTGATCGCATCGGCACTCGCCTTGTAATTAGTGCCTCTCTTGATGACGATCTTCATCCCTTCGCCGGCATCGACCGTCTTACTCTTTGTTCCTTCGGTCTCGATGAGCTCCGCGATATCGATCTCACACTGAATGCGATTCCCTTTCGCTTTGGCTTCATCCTGGCGAGCTCGGAACAGAGTTACTGCAAGTTCATTCAATTCTAGCATAACGGTAGTCCTTTTATGGTGGTTAATATTTCAAATTGTGGCCCGGCTTCGCACCGGGTAGGAGGTTAGTTTTTGAGAAGTCTGACCTCTATAGACTTCTTTTATTTATTTTCTCATCCAAGGAGGCTGTCCGGTGGTTGCCGGAGCAGCGGCCGGAGCTGGAGTAACCGCAGGCGCCGGAGCAGTAGTCGCAGGAAGCTCAGGCGTAACCGTAGCCGGAGCAGGAGCAGCCACAACAGGAGCGGCAGTGACAGGAGCAGCAGCAACTGGCGCTACTGCTGGCGAGTCGAGCGCTTTGAAGAGCGTCGGGACGTTCTTCGGCGGATACTGTCCTGTCTTGTCGGTCTCAATTTTGACCTTCACCTGACAACGCAGACCCAGGAGCTGATCGCAAGCGTCAATGCCTGCGAGACCGACGGCCAGACAAAGACCGGCGAGCTCTTTCTTTGCGATCGCTACAGCCTGAGGGTTCTTGTTGACGATATTGCAGTTCATCCAAACCTTGCGGTTCGCATACTGCTCGCCGAGAACGCTGAATACGATCTCTATCCGCTGACCGTCATTATTGGTTGTCATAACCATTCCGGCCTTTTCGACTTCCATCGGATACCAAGCCACAGGAAGAACCTCGAACTCTGTCTGAGGTTCTTCTGCGTTCGGATCAAATGTTCCGCCAAGTGCTTCTCTAATATCATTCATCTACTGAATCTCCTTCTAATTTTGTGTTCCTGTTAGTGTGGTGTTTCTACCCGTCTACTTGAGCGCAGACTGCAGCCGTGAACGCTGCCCAGTCTAACGGTAATTCGTAAGGGAGCTGACCATATATTCCCCGTCCTCCACCGGGATGAGTTGGACGCTTCTGAGTGTACAAATAACGCTGTCCGCCTGTGGTGTCTATTCCAGTTTTCTTCGCTTTCGAAAACTTCGTGTCTTCACCTTCAATTTTGACCGTTACTTTCGTATTACAGAAGCCGATCACGTCTGCCCATCGCTTGAGCAACTCGCCTTCGCCCATATCCATGTCGAAGTCATATATGTCCCAGTCCGCACCGTCTGGATTCTTGAACTTCTTGACGCGAACGTGACCGATGATGATACTCGCCATATTCTTTTCGTCCCTTAGATAGTCGAGGGCGTCAAGGATCTTAATCCATCTTTGACGTACAGCGCTCTCGCCAGTACGGAATCCAGGCACCTTGCGGACGTTAGCGACGTTGAACTCTTTGCAGACATCATCTCCGATGACAGTCTGAAGAGCTGAGGCGCTATCGATGACAATCGTGTGATGATCATGCTTCTCAGTGCAAAGAACTCCAAGAGCACTCATCAAGTCGTCAAACGTAACGCATACGGGGAAGGACGATACGTCAAGAGCGTCGGCTCCATCTTCTCCCTTTATAGGAATCATAATCGGGTTGTTAATTCCGATTTCAACAAGCTTGCCGTTCTCAAAACGAGAGCCACATGCGAAAGTCGTCTTTCCTATTTTCTCTACGCCGACGAGAACCATTCTCGGGGCGCGGATCACCTGTTCTTTGCTGATGCTGTCGAGACTGAAGGCCATACTCTTATTCCTCTGTGGTGGTGGATTTTCCTGCGATGAATTCCTGCAAAGAATCCCTATTCCATTTCCGACTAGAACCGACTTTAATTCTCGCTATAGCCTGGATTGGGCTGTTTGGGTTCTTGAGGAATTTGCGAAGTGTGACGGTTGATATTCTCAGCGCGTCAGCGACTTCGTCGTCAGTTAATAGATCATGTTGCGCTTCGTTCACTTGCGCCCCTTTCGTGTGGTGGTTTTCGTTCATCAGGAACCAAATCTATCTGATCTTTAGCGATAGCGCAAGAGGAAAAGCGAAGAAATGCGAAAGAATAGGAAAGCCCCTAGAATCAAGGCTTTTACAGCCCTAACAGCCCGAGCCTGGCCAGCCGCTCGCCATAGGCGGTGAGATTTCCGTTCGAATGTCGGATCTTAAAGTTCTTTCCGCCGCGAGCTTTCGACGCATCGCGCAGCCCCTTACGAATGGACGCCTTAGGCTCGCCGGCCAGTAGTTTTTTAGCAAGATCCTTGTGAGCATCTTCGGCCTTCGGAGACGTTGCCGCGTAGACCACACTGCCGACTCCGGTATGCCTGAAGTCAGAGCGCGTATTATGCTCCCTGATATCATCTTCGATATCCGTAACAATCTTCTCCACAATCGGCTTTGACTCGCCTTTCTTCAGTCCCGTAAAGGCATCACGTCTCGCGTCCCATTTCTTTGAGAGCTCGCGAGACATCTTATCGATAGAGGTAAGCTCACCGATTTCTTCGAGACTCGCTTTGCCTGACCCCTTCTTCTGGCGAAGATCTGCCTGACGATCGTAGAAGTCTGTCGCTAACCTTGAGGCGCCATGCCTCAAGAAGAGATTACCAAGGAGAGGGAAGGTCGAAGGATCATCTGCAGTGATTCCTGACGGATCGATCGCTAAATCGATCAAGCTCGCTGTCCTGGCGTAGAGTCCGCCAGTAAAGCCATTCAGGAGATGATCTATCCTGGAAGGAGACATCTTGTATGGAGAATGACTCCCTATCAGCTTCGCGAGCCCGGACGTGCGAGGTCCGAACTGATCTTCTCGATCTCTGTACTTCTCAACATTCGGATTCACGACATAAGAGCCTTTCCAGTCGCGATTTGCCGCAACATCTGAAAGAGGCGATATCATCGATACATTCCTGGATAGGCTATGGAATACCTCGGACAGGTTGCCTCCGGAGAAGTCGATCGGCGACAGGTTGTTTGCGGCTTGGAGAAGCGCTTCATTAAAGGCTCCTGGATTCCGGGCTTCCTCGAGCGCTGCTACAGGCAGAGAACCAAAGAGCGGCCCGATATCGAAGGGAAGCGGTATCCTCATTATCCCGAAAGGCGTTTTGATATGGAGGTAGTTCCACTTCTCGTATGCAGGCAACTCTTTCCACCAGTCATCATCTCTGTTTCTGTAATAATTCATCAGAGCCGTGATAGTCATCCATCCGATACCTTTGGTCAGCGATCGGGTGAGAGTCTTTGCTCTGGCCTTTGCTTGGGACGACACAGAGCCATCTTTCGCCTGTATCCTCGACCATGGGGCCGACTCAAGGATACCTAAGGCTCTTGCGGCCTTGTCTATTCCCTGAATGCCTGCGTTCCAGAACAGAATGACTTCATTTATCCCGGCCCCTACAGATCCCGCACGAGTGAAATTGACTGTGAGGTCCTTCGCCGCTACTCCGCCGAGGATCGTAGCTTCGTCTTTGTTGCCCCACTTATTGAGCCCGAATTTTCGGCCTCCCTCAAACTCCATAAGACGCGGACCTACTTCAGAATGAGACAAGACCTCCCGGAGTGAAGATATTACTCCTCCAGCAAGTATCGCTCCAGGCTTCGATCTGGCGGTAGCCCTGCGGCCGGCTTTACTGGCGAGCCTTATGTCCTGCCCTATTCGTCCGGCAAGATCCAAGCCTGCGGCATGGTAGGCCTGCGCTGCATCCGTATTAATGATGTCCTTGATGCTCCCAACAAGAGTAGACAATAACGGTACATGGAAATGGAACTCTGCAGTCACCGCGGCCATGAACGTGTCCTTGATCGGATTTCTCAGGAGCCCGAACGTAGGATTGAGCCCAGTGGCGCCCAAACGCTGTAGTCCGATAAGCCGGCGACTCATCTCTCCGAGCTTACCTGGAAGTATGCGGTCCTTATTGATGCCCTGGAGGATGTCAACGAGCTCAGGAGCCACATTAAACCACCTGCGCTTACCGTCTACGCGGATTGATACGATGTTCTCTCTACCGCTATAGTCCTGGGCCGGGATGTAGACAGAGAGCTTCTTGTCCCAGATTTCCTGAGAGGCGAGATCTATCGCTTCCTGGTCAGTCCCGAGCTCTTTCGCCAGCTCAGTGATATCCTTCTTAATCCGATCGGCCTTGAAGTCGACGCGCTTCTGCGGGCCAGGCTCTTCGCTCATTAGTAGTCCGAGATTCGCTGCCTTCCCCTTCTGTGAATCGAAGAACTTCACCCACGACCTGAGAACAGAGGCCTCCATAGCCGCCTTCATAAATCGTTCTGACTCGAGGATCATGGCATCAATCGGATTATGGATCTCCTGAGTACCACCACGTCTACGATGTAACGGTTTCTTACCGCCTATCTTCGCTTTTGAGCTGAGCTCATCTGCCATGAATTGACGCGAAAATGGGATAGCGATAGGATTCTCATCCTCAATACGATCGAACTCCTCTGGAGAGATGATTCCGGAGTCTACGAGTAGCTGCAGGTTGCGTCTCCTCCAGCGAGTTACGCGATCGAGGGTTGTACTGAAGACTTCATTCTCTAGCTCTTTGACAGTGGCATCAGCGACTTGCTGCGAGAGACCAGACTTGAGCCCCTTATCATGATAAACCTGAGCCTGCCTCGCTACAGCGTAGTCGACCCATTTCCTTACGTTCTCTTTCCCGAGCTCGGCAACAGGAGCAAGAGCGCTCCGGAGGCCCTCCCCCGTAGGGTTCGCGAAAAGGTCACTGGTCTGATTCATGACTCCGTCGATCGCTCTGCCTCCGGAACTCCTAGAAAAGAACGTGGCCAGCATGTACGTATGGTCCGAAGGCTTTATCTCTGACAGATCTGCGCCTGACTTCTGCATCATGCGGAGGAAAGGCAGATTCCTATCCCTATGCTCTGCCTCAAGAGCCGCGAGCCTACTGGCTGCACGCTGAGCTGAGTAATCCCTTTTGAGAGGCCTCCAGAAAGCCCTGGTAACTCTGGCGGGAGCCTGCAAACGGAGCCTCGAAAGAAGGTCCTCCATCTCTCTGAGCTTCTTAGCCTCGCCTCGGTTCTCCTGCAGGTATTCAGTCGAAAACCATTCGTAGGTCTTTGGCGCCACCTTATTAAGATCTTCTCCAACGAGGTAGCCCTTAATGAACTCCGCAAAGCCTTCACCCCTGTAGCCTCCGACAGGTCGCTTGTCTCCGTAGAGTTCGCGCCCGATCGCTATCAGCTCAGTAGGTATCCCGGCCGGGAGATCCCCGCGTCCGGACCAGGTGTCCAACTGCTTATCGAGATGATGACCGAGCTCGTGGAGCATGACATCGATGTCTCTGGCGTCACTTAATCGTATTTCTCCGAGAACGGTATTGTACCAACCTCGAGCTTTCCTCTTGAAAAGTCCTTTCTCTCTTACAGCAACTTTCGGCCAGAGCCGCTTCATGCGTGCGAGGATATCCGCTGACTGTACGAGTCCGGAGTCTTTTACGGTCCTCTGCGAGAGCGCGGGGAAGGTGTTACGGTCCCCTGTAGGTCGCCCTGGGAAATCCTGGATCTCAGGCGGAGCGACAGGCGTAGTCTCTTCGACGTCGACTGTTTCGATTGCTGGCTCGATTGTTGCGGCTTCAGTTAAAGGGGTGGCCTGGGCTTTATCTACCTGCTCTTTAGCATAATCAAAAGCGGCCTGACCCCTGAGCGGAGTAAAAACATTTGTGATCGGGTTTATTAAACGAAACGGATTCTTCGCTCCCTTGGCATGTTCGACAACTGACTGACCGGCCTTAATCTGCTGGTCTATGAGTTCTTTCTGGGTCATAACCTTCCCATCAAATCTCACCTTCTGATTCAGTGCCTTGTCAGCCCGATCGGTCTTGACTTTCTCCTGTGCTTCGGCTTTTCGCTGAGCTTTCCTGTCTTCAGACTTCTGTACAGCTTCAGCATGTCGAGTAGTTCTCTCCTGAGTAGATATTCCTGCCCACTCATCTATAGCCTCCTCAATTCCAGCAATGTTCTGAGGAACCCGTTTGTTTAGCAATCCGAAAAATACTCTCTTCGAAGAATCGTTGAACCCTTTTCCGTGCATCAAGGCTCTTCTGAACCATGGGGCATCTTTATTCTTTAACGCTTCACTGAATTGCTCAGCCCACTTTCCGAAAGTCCCTGGTTCACGCTGATCATTAGGTCTCAGCTTATTGTGATCGTCAGTGAGTAGTTGATCAATTCCTTTAGGAGTGACAGAAACAACCTTATCGACTTTCTTTGCCTCAGCCTCTTTCGTCACGCCCTTACGGCCAATCTTTTTCGACTCCCTAGCCTTAGCCTGCGCTCCGCCGGTTCTGTAGCCAGTCCAAGCCTTGACCTCTGGATATTCAACTTCAATGGCCTTTTGAACTTTTCTAACGTTCGGCAATCCTATACTTTGCTTGCCACCAGCCATCGTTATCTGACCTATAGTCGCTGTACCGTCTGTGTCTACTCTGAAAGTTATATCACCAATCCACTTCCCCTGATCCTTTATGACCCACACATCATTTTTAGATCCGTCAGCATTTACTCTTTTCGGGCCTGCCTGTTCTGCCGTAATTCCGGGTGCAACCACAGAAGGCTGAGTGTCCCCTTTGTCCCTTACCGCCCTCTTCTTAGTTACGCCCTTCCGTCCGATTTTCTCCTTTGCGGCAGGAACAGTTGTTTCCGACTCTGCTTGACGGCGTTCGGCTTCTATACGCTGCTTCTCTATGATATCGAGTTCGAGACCCATGACTTCAGCTTCAGTCACGCTCCCCGCGGCTTTTGCAGCCGCTTGCCTTCGCCTCAGGACATTACCTTGAATCCGAAGCGCTGCGGCTTCAGAGGTGAATGGAGAGTTTTCAGACTCTGTCAATTCCTTCGAGACTGTCTGGAAAGCCTTCAGCTCACCCTTCGTAGGACCATTCTTATCGTCCTTGATCCAGCCCTTGAACTCTTCAGCGGTCATCTCGACTACGCTCTTGCCGCCCTTCCAGCCTTCCTCGTAATTCGAGTTATAGATCTCGGTGGCTTCGGCTATGGTCGACGCGCCCATGACAACTTTATGCTCATCGAACGCACCGGTCTCAGGATTGACTTGATTCACTACAAATACAGATTTATTCCCACCCTCGTAGTCAGGCTTCACAAATACGTCCAAATGGTCCTTATCGAAGCCTACGGTCCCCTTGATGTACCCGTAGTCTGACTTCATAGTCTGTTTCCAGGCCTTACCGTCATCATCGACGCCGGATCGCTCAGCGCCGACAGGGTTCTCGATTGTAATGTCATGGCCGTCAATCTTCGCATGACCCTTTTTGTAGTTTTCCGCCTCTTTCTGGGCCTCTGAGGGCTGAGCCTCGACCTGCTGGCCAGCAACGGACGACTCTTCAGGCGCCGGGACCTGAGTCGCCGTCGTAGTTTCCTCTACCGGCACTGCTGGTGTCACCGGTTGCGCTTTCGCCGCCTGGTCCTTCAGTGTGGACTCAGACGGCTCTATTTCAGGTTTCACAGCGCCCTCGCTTGCCTTCGTACCCTCCGGTACTTCGGTCGCTTCAGCGGCCTCTGGCGTGTCTTGAACGCTATCCCCTACTATTTCGCGCAAATCTCCTGATATACGGGCTCTTTCGGCCTTTGAAGCCTTAGGAAGGCCGGCTTCCTTGAAATCTTTCCGGCTCGGTGTCTCTATTTTTCCGAGAGTAGCCGCGGCCTCTGGATTCTCTTGGGCAAAGGTCTCTAAATCAGATGGAGCTGGAACAGGGGCCTTGACTACTGCGGCCTCGACGTCGGCTGTTCCAGTCGGAGACGCCGCGGTAATGCCTCCTCCGAGAAGGAATGACGCCGGAATAACGTTGACGCCCTGCTTCATCGCTGCGAGAACTCTGCGGCCGTACTCTGTCGGAGTTACACCTTCTTTGCCGAGATTCGTGATTAGAGCTTCAGCCGGTTCTTCCGCCCATTCTGAGCCTGCTTCAGCGAAACCAGCAAGAGTCGCGGCTACGACTTTGTTCAGTGCCCCCTTTGGAGCCCCTTTGAATATCCGTCCAAATCCAATTTTCTCTAATGATGCCACAGCCGCAAAGAAGGCCATTGTCTTTGTAGCCGCCTCCGGATCTCCCTCTTCTTTCAATCTCTCGTACGTTGGCAGAGCTTCCATACTCGCGCCAACAAGTGAAGCGCCCCGAGCACTCCCGCCGAACGCGACAGCCATACTCATGCTCCCCGCGGCCTGAGCCGTACTCTGAGCCCACCATTTCGGATCTTTGAGCAGTTCCGGATTCTCGGTAATGTCGCCAGAAGGAAACGCTTTCTCTAAATCCTCCATCTGAGCAGAATAGTGGTCGTAAGATTTAGTCCCTACATCTTGCAGAAAGTTATTGAACCCAGTCGCGGCCCTGAGCTCCTGAGTGTCTTCACCAGATGCAATAGAATTCTGGTATCGTTCAAAAGTCTTCGGAGCTACAGATTTAAAGATTCGCCATGGCATAGAGATCATAGCGTCGGCAGTTTTGTTCCCCTGCCGAGAAAGGATCTTCAGCGCCGATGATGCTGACATGACAAACTGCGTTCCAGCCTTTCCGAGACCAGCTATAGCATGGTCAATAACCCCGTCAGCAGGAATGACTGCCTGACTCTTCTCACCGACGACTGACTCCTGTCTGGCTTTAGGGAGATTAGTGTCTGCCGTAGACACAGAGGCCTCACTGGCGAGCTTGCCAAGATCCTCAGCTACAGGATCGAAACCCTCTTTCGGCAGATCAAACGATGAGACCTTCTTCTCTTCGAGATACTTATCTGGATCGAATGCCGCAGTCTCAGGCTTTACAGGTTCTTCCTGCTTAGTCTTCAGGTAGGCATCCGGATCAAAGGCCACTATTCAACTCCGTTCATTCTGAGGATTTCGTTCGCCTTGTCACCAGGATTGTTCCGAGCCCACTCTATAGCTTCTTCGTCCTGAGTTGCCGTGACAGTCTGAGCAGGCTTATCGATTTTCGTTTCAGTCTTGAACGGAATCTGCTCGCCGCCCTTTTGAATCAGGAGGTCCGCCTCATTCTGTGCGACCATTGTATAGGCGCCGTTCTTTTGCTTAACGAGCACCATGCCGCTAGGCTGAAGAGATTCCTCTGACTCTCCCTGACCAGTACGGTCGGTCGCCTCTTTGTTGGTAACACTCCGGAACGCAGCCACCTGTTTAGGGTTATTCGGATCAAGACCACTACGGAGCATTAACGCCTTTTGCGCTTCATCCAGGACCGGCTCTTCCACCACGGCCGGAGGAGGAACAACGCCAGCGGCAAGCTCTTCGCCTGTACCGGAAATAGTAGCATGACGTTTCACTGCTCGATCGACATAGTCGTCGACCTTTTTCCAGTTAGTAACTCCCTCTTCATTGGTGAAAAGAGCTACAGCCTGCTGTTGCAGACCACCAACATCAAGAGGCTTAACTATCTCTCTTGGCTTATTATCCAGAAGCTTCTTCACGTTACCCTTGTCATCACGAGTAAAGAGAGCTCCTGCTCCGCCGAGTGTCTCTTCCGTGAATACGTCTCCAGGCTGTTTCCCTTCAGGATACTTGCTGGACGACTTTAGTCTTGGCTGAGGCTTGATTCCGAGCTGTTTCGCGCGGATCTTCTGCCTGATCTCAGAAAGCTCATCATCGCTATACTCGCCAGAAGCCACAGCTTCGTCATAACTGTCAGAGAGATTATTGAACTCAGAACGCTGTTTCGCAGAGAGGGAGAACTCGAGGTCATCTCTTTTCCGCTTCTGGTCAGATATTCGAGTTTCTTCCGCGACAGACTGCTGGCCAGCCTCGCGGGTTGTCCTGAGATCGTCCCTGACTCCGAGCTCTTCACGCCTGCGACCGGCATCAGCTACGCGACCTTCTTCCCTGATACGAGCCTGATCCTCGCGAACGTCGAAAGCTCTGGTAAACTCTTGATCTGCCTCATCAGCTCTCGCTTCAATTGCAGTCTTCTGCCGTCCGGCAGCAGCTACTCTACCATGGAACGCTCTCGCGCTGACGGCCTGCCTGCCGAGACCAGTATTGATAGCATTTAAGGCCAATTTTGCATCGTCAACCTGTCGCCGACCTTGGCCACCTACGAATCCAGCCAGAGCCGTAGCTCCGACCGCTCCCCCGCTTTTGACTTCTATGGCCATATCAGCCCCTATGTTTTTGGAGATTCACAGTCTAAACACGTCTTCCTAGTAACTCGTTTTTTCGAGTCGTCGCAATAGATATGCTCAGTACTACAGCATGTCTTTACCACGATTTTCATCGTTCTAACACTACAAACTGGAAGCTTCTTCAAAAGAACGTACTCATTATCTCTGGCTCGCTCGAATCCTTCTTTGTATTCAGGCGGGGGTTTATCTAGATCACCGACGATGAAGTCGACACCCATAACCATATGATCGGTGCTTCTCATGCCAATACCACCGTTGCCGGTTCAGGATCACCCCTTGTCCAAACATACGGCCACGCTGGAGTTCCTGCCCAGGGAGATACTGTGCTCTCACTGAAAAAGTAGCTGGTATTGCGCACTCTATAGATATATTTACTCTCAAATGCGTAGGCAGGATTGTACCACATCTCCATCGGACCATTCGGAGCGGTAGAACTAGCCATCTCAGACCAAATGCCATCGGGTAATCGCCCACATACCTGCGGCCAAGCAACGCAATACCCGAACCAATTGGTCTTACCCTGATTGAGGTTCGCTCCCAAGATGAAAGTAGGTGCGCCAACCAGAAAGAAAGCTGACATCCGAGTGGGGAAACTAGCATAGGTATCTATCTGGACGGTGATCGGTAATGTAGCATCAGCAACGCCAGTCAGCAGTTGTTCAGAGACCGTCAGTAGCCCTGTAAAAGTTCCGGCCCCGAGAGTTCTCTTATCAAGGCTCACAACAATCGTTTCGCCATCACTTTTCACTAGGACCCCGCTCGCAGGAAGGGCCGTTACCTTACCAACGAGAGAAGCATCCAGGCTCAGGCTTCTGGCCCAGGTCAAAATAGAATCATCGTCCCCATCATTGTAAACCTCTGCATCCTCTGTATCAGTATCAGTATCACATTCAACTCCATAGAAAGACAGATCACCTGTCAGGCTTATATGAGGAAGGACATCACCACAACACTCTGCCATAAGTTTGCCGCCCGAGAACGAGAGCATCTTGCCGCCTGCCGTAGCCTGTAGTTTACCTACTGTCATTTTTAGGGACATTCCTCCGCTACAAAAACAGTGCTTCGCAGTCGATTAGTCAGTGAGTTGTCTACTCCGAGCACTCGATATTGCCTGGATACAGTCTCGAACTTCTTTGTTCCTTCACTATAAAGATCTTGAACCTGAGCGTATGCCCAAACGCTATTTCTTTCTACCCATGATTGAATAAGTCGATCGAACGCGGCCTGTGCTTCGGGACTGAGTTCGCCGAGCGCAAGAAGATTGAATAGATCTTCGATCTTTATCCAGCGCTGAGTCTTGTTCTCATCACGCACTAGAAACTCTAGAGGCTTGACAAATGCTAGATCATTACCGGCTGGATCGTAATCCTGAACCGCTCCTCCTTCAACTATAAGTGGAGGATATTTACCGGTAGCTACGTCGAACGGATTATCTTCATTACCAAAAGGATGAGATTTTCTATCAGGCCCACTTATAGGCGGTCCATTACCAGGAGAGGGAGGCTTTACCGTTCCGTGATTAATAGTAACTCCTGTGCCATGTCCTACACCTATACCCATTATGGCACCACCTGGCTAGGAGTATCAGAGTACCCGAGCTTTGCGGAGAGTTCTGCGAGCCCTTGCATACTCGGATATTCATCAGTCCTTCGCTCCATAAATGCGAGCATAGCCTGAAGTACTATGTTTCTGATCTTCATAGGCTCATAAGTATTGTTCTCAATGATCCCAAGGAGCCTTGCTCTGGCATCGTAGACGTTCTTCCTCATAGCCACGAGGAAGTTCTGTCTCGTATCAAGCAACTTCTCCTGGCGGGCAAGGATAGTGTCCTCGAGGTCAGTCAGTGCTTCAGCCCTACGTAGCTCTATCCCGGCCTGGACCGTAGTCCATACGGTAGAATTGTACATTCCACGATCGGTAAGGCCCTGCTTCTGAGCCGCTACTTCAGCGTCGAATTGATTATTAATCCTGAGTCTCTGCGCGTCACCCCAGTCGTCGAACAGGCCAGCAGTCGCTGCGGCATAGGTATCATAATCAGGTACGAAGTAGTTCGTAATCGTATCAAGGAGACCTACGTAAGTGGTCGCAGTAGTACAGAGAGCTCCTAGCTCAGACTCCGTTTCCGTGAGCATCACGTCATACAATGCTACGAGCTCATCGTACCGAGTATCATTTATCTGCCGGCCTTCATTATACGATTCAGTGAAGTCGGTAATCAGAGTTTGGAGAACTCTCTCCGACTGGAGCCTCCTACGATTCATGAAGTATTTAGTCCAGAAGTATTCTTTTTTACTTCCAGTCACTTCGACTATATCGCTACCATCTTCATGGTCGTAAACAAGCCAGCCCTGAGCCGCGTAGACGGGCAATAGGTCGATACCAGTCTGGAGAGGAAGGCCTCCTCTTTGGTATTCCAGGTATTCTGTCAGGAACCACCCGGAAGCGTCGATGATAGCAAGGGGAATAGGATCGAAATCAGTGATATACGTAAGCGGATTTATATTGTTCTGGGCCATCTTATCTCCTATGCGAAGTTACGCCTGATCGACTCAGCTCTAACAATCAGAGTCTTTGCGGCCGCGGCGCCATCAGCAGCGACACCAATATACGGAATAAGGTCGGTTGCGTCAGTAAGAGGCGCGCTCGTTGCAACAAGCACACTGTTGACGTAGAACTTCGCTGATCGATCGTTCTGGATATCGATTACAAGGTGATACTCCGTATCGATCGCTACGACTACATCACTGTCAGTCTCTACGAGGCCTCCGCCTACAGATGACACGCATTGGAACTCTCCAGCATTCACACCATCTTCATACCTGAAGAAGGCCTGGTCCGCGTCCGTAGCAGAGACTTCCGTATTTGTGAGTTTCAGTCCGGCCCAAATAATACAATCGGCTATGCTCGCGCCTGAACGGATTCGACATTCCCAACGAGTAGCCTGATCCGTTCCCCAGGTAATCTGCGTCCATCCGGATTGATTCGCGTCAAGGTGAGGAAGAAGAATCATCTCGTCACCGTCAGCTCCGGCAGTAAGAAGCGTAATTCCGCCCTCAGCATAGAAAGAGACATCGCTAGAAACGGCATTCGTTCCGAGAATCTCGAAGTCCGGATTTGTGACCATTCTCGTAGCTTCAGCAGCATCCTGAATATCAGCATTAATCCCAGGCTTTCCCCGCTGGCCGGCAGTCCACATAAAACGATAGTCGTCAAACGTGAGACTCACGAGATCCAGGTACGCCTTGAGATTCGTGATGGTCAATTCTTTCAGGGCATTGCTGTCTTCGGAATCCTGAATAGTCAGGATGTCAGCTCCGACAGCCGTTGTCTTCGCAGCAAGACCCTGAATTGTCTGTAGAACATACGTCCATATTCTCGATATAGCAGACTTCCTCTGAGTACCCGCGGCTCCGTCATCGACTAGCATGGTGTCTGTACCAACAAGATCGGCGCCTATTCCTGTAGAGTTGTTGATTAAACTCTTTTCGAGATCCCGCACAGCCTTTTCTGTCACTGCTGCAGTATCAAGAGCAGAACCATCGGCCCGGACAGCGGCTTGTAGGGTTAGACCATCCTTGAGCGTCTTCTGTGTTGAATCCCACTGAGGAATCTTATTCTCTGTCGTAGTTGCCGGAGCAATCGTAGTTCCAAGTCCAGCAGTAAAGACTGTTCTGGTGATCTTCTTCTCGACTCCGCCCTGAATGATATAGAAGTAGTCAGAAGCCGCGGCGAGAGTGACAGCCGGCAAAGCCGCTGTATAAGCCAGTAGTTTGCCAAAAATATACGCGCTCAGAGTCAGGAGCGTAGATTTCTTTCCTGTAGTTCCTTGGGTGACAAGAACCATATTCGCATCTACGAGAGCCCCGGCAGCATCAAGGTCTGAGACGTCGAGGATAGCCGCTTCTATCGTGGCTCGGACGTACTCCGCGAGTTTTGCGGCCGTCACAGTCTTTTCCGTAGTCCCGCCGTCATTCAGCAAGAGAATATCAAGGCTATCCGGGGTGGCCTCAGCTGCTTTCCCCCACATTTGATCAATGGTGTACTGAGTCGGAAGCGCGAGCGCAACAGGCTTGAGGTCTCCGCCCTGAAGAATGAAAACACTATCAGCAACGCTGACAGCAACGCCAGCGGCTACCGCTTCGATCTCATCAATTGTATAGACCTTGATATCAGAAATCTTTGTGTGCTTCGAGTTGCCAACGTCGGATATAGGGACAAGCTCTACTCCAGTGACATTAGCATCTTCTGGTTGGTCAGGTATCTTCACTCCAGCCATTATCTTAGCCTCCCTAATTGATTCGCAGTAATAGCAACAGCCTCGTAAGACCATCTGGCATCAGATTCTAACCAGACAACGATCCAGGCGCCACGGACCCTCGGTCTCTCGACCGTGTTTCTATTCTCTTTCCAAGTGCCTGTTGCCTTAACTCCTACAGGTTCTGCCGACGCAAGGACAGCATTTATTCCTGCGACAGCGGCGTCGGCTACGACTTCAGCACTGCTATCAGCCATAATACGCCATGTAATCTCTCCGGAATTATCAGCCATGATCCCATGAATCTCATTCAAGACGGCATCGACTGTGTCTCCGGAAGAGATCCTAAACGGACCCAGAAGGAGATGAGAGTTGATTGCAGTGCCGTCGTCAGTGGTGTTAGACGGCAGAAACTTACGGAGATACCCGTCACTGCATCCGAGAATGATCTCAGCAAGACCATTTGTCTCTACACGGCCGATCGCCAGAGGTTCATGCGCGGCCTGAAGCTTCACCGGCCACATTGCTTTATTCTCGAGATCAAGCCACCAATGAGTTCCTGTCCCGGTCGCTGGAGTGATAAAGAGATGGAACCCTCTTCCGATCGGATCGTACGCCATCGTAATGTCGTTCGTCGACGTGTTGACGTTTTTCAGTTCTTCAGGAACTCTTTCCTCGCTAAAAGGAACAGGTCTGTCCGTGTCGCCCAAACCCCACAGATAGACACCATCATTACTCAGGAAGACCATTGTTCCGTCTGGAGTCCGAGCCCAGGCCGACGTAGAGATGACGCCGAGGTCGGCACTTACGTTGATCATGGTCCCTGTCGAAGGATCTCCACGGAGAACCCAGAGACTGTTTTCGCAGGCTAACGTCAGCGATCGATCCCGGTAAGGGATCATAGCCTTCACGTCGGCGCCAATTACTCCAGCCTGCTCAAGCTGGCCGGCGAGAGCCCTACCCTGATCCCCTTCCCTTTCCCCCAAGTCCCAATCAGTAGGGTCTCCCTGCCGACAGCAATACCATTGATGATCCTTACCAGACAGGAAAAGCCTGTCCCGGTAGAGTGCTATAACAGGCTGTGCTTCAGGAGGAGAGCCCTCGACAGTGTCTACTACGCCTGAAATTGGATTGTAAGCTCTGAGCACAGAATCAGCCAGATACAGCTTTCCGCCTCGCTGGACAGCATCGTAAGCATCCGTAGAGCCAATAGGACTGACTGCGGAGACGGCATTGTCGAAGACTACCTCATTATCATCGTCCCACAGGATGACGTCACCATTCGGCCACAAGAGTTGAGCGGTAGGAGAGAGTACCGCAGTACCCCTCAAATACGAGAGGTTACCGTCAGCAATAATGACGAGGTCCTGGTATCTCGTGCCTGTATCAGGATCGATACTAGTTACAGACTTGATTGCCGTAATGACATCGCCGAAGTCATTTGCATGAACCTTTGACAGGCCTGGGCGAGATCCGCCCCTGTCACGAGTCTCAAGAGGTCCGACTCCGCGCATATTGATAGCCCACGGAGCGGCATACGGACGTTGGATGACACGATAACTTCTACGCCGAGCAACGCCGGCAATAGGAAACGTGAGAGTCTTTTCTACCTTCCTGGGCATCGTAAGCCTTCCCTCAAGAGATAGCCTACCAGGGTTCACCTGGTAGGCTAGTCAAGAATGACTTATCCGCCCACGATGACCGGGTTAGTTAAATCGGCAGCAGTCGTGACATCTGCGGCATCGGCTATAGCGTAAGTTGTGCCGGTCAGACTCCAACAACTGATAAGGTTAACGATACCATTGGCACCGCCGCCAGAGAATGCCGCATTGGCAAGAATCTGGCAGTTGCGAAGCCGTATTTCCTGCGTAGTATCTGCTGCACCAGCGTCGATACCAGCGAGGAAGTTAACGTTGTCGACAAAGAACTTGTCTCCACCGTCTTCGCTGTCCAAGTCAAGGGCGCTTTCGCAGTCGCCATTGCCACCATCCCAATAGATACGAACAGCGTTCCCGCTTCCACCATGAACAACCTTAATAGCGAGGTCGGAGCTGTCGCCGGCAAAGCCAACATTCCCCAAGTACACGAGCATCTTCTTCCCGACACTGGTATGCGTCAGAACAATGCCGTCCTGACCAGTCGTGTCGTGGTCGATCTGGATATTCTGGAGCGTAACCTCAAAGGAACTTGCCTGTGCGCCTGGAGCAATATTGAGTACCTGATCTCCAGCCGCGGCCTTGATCACAGTTTCCCAACGATTGCCTACGCCAATGACCTTTACCCCGTTGATCGTAGGGAAAGTCATGCCGGTTGTTTCCTCGTACTCACCAGCTCCGATCATAACGATCTTGCGCGCAGCCGTCACAGCCGCGAGTCCAGCCGTCACAGTCAGAAACGGACCCAGTCTCGAACCGTCGCCGGTCGTATCATTTCCGCCCTTGGATATATAAACGTGTGTCGCCAGTTCTGCCGTCAGCAATGCTTCCTGGGCAGCGGTCAAGCCGGCCACAGCTACGAACAAGGAAGACGCGAGAGTGCCCTCGTTGACATAGAAAGCAGTTCCAACTCCGCCGTCTGTATGTTTGAAGTCACAGCCAGTACGATAACCATAGGTGCCATTTACCGGCACAACCGGACCACTCGCCGACAGAAGCCCGCCATCGTCATTATGCGGAACCTGCATTTTGATTTCGTGACATACTCTTCCTTGCATTTGCCCATCCTCCTTTTTCCTGCCCAAATGTAGAACAGGTTATTCGTGATTAAAAGCCTTTTTCCATCTTTTTCTCAGAATAGAAAGCTGGACGCCCTTTACGTACACCTTTCTTATCCACGCTGGATGTCCTTCCGCTTTGAGTACAGAGCTGAAAGCATGAGTATTTTCGTCAAAAGTCAAAATGTCTCCGCTGTCTTTCCGGCCTGTATTCCAGCCCTGGTCATGTATCGCAGCCGCTCGACTATAGCTCCCGTCCTCGTTTCTCAGGTTCGGCGCGAACGTAAAAGAGTCATACCGCATACCGGCTATTGCTGTCAATGACCAGTCTTCATCGAGATTCCTGTAAACAGTATCACAATCCAGCGTCCATCTGTGACGGAAGGCTCTTGCGACGATCTCTATGGGAACGCCGATAACAGCAAGTCCGACTCTTACGAATTGGTTCACCAAGTTTCATCCTTGTAGGTAACAGGGTAAGTCGTCTGTCCACATCCATGACGAGTTAGAGATCCACGAAAACCGTTAGCGTCACCAGGCTCGCCTGAGCCCATAGGCCCGAAGTAACGTCCACCGGACTTCTGATCCATAGCGACCCCGCCCTTGAGTAATCTTACGAAAGACTCCCAGTGGATACCGCGCTCATCGTTGGCCTGCAGTTCGGCCATAGAGAGACAGCTTTCCTTGAGTAATGCTGAATATTTCATACCGCCAAGAGGGTACTTTCGAACAGCCGTCAAGCTCCCTGTATAACCTTCATACCGATAAGTGAGAGTATAGACTGCATCAGGAATCGGCCACCACATTACCTCGAGCCTCTGACCTTCCGTCTGAGCGCTGTCTTTGTACCTCACCGCGGCGAACTGAGGCCTGCTGGAATCAGTCGTTCTCTGGAGGAGAGCGAGCATCCTGGCCTCACTGACAACAACGATTGAAGGACTGTACGTCTCGGTCTCGAAATAGAAGTCAGTGAGAACACGCCCTAGAGTGTCAGGCAAATCTTGATACCCGACATGACTCAGACTCCAGTCGTCCTCGCCGGCAGTAACATCATCTCCAACAACGGTCATTTCAGTGTCGCTATCTCTCGATGTAATGGCGTAGACCGTACTGTCGATCGTGAGCTTCCCATGAGTCTGAGCCCAGAGCGGCCAGACGCCGTCAGAGAGAGTACAGATCCCTGCAGCCACTTCGAGTGTCCCGGTACTGTACGCCGCGATCGTGTCGATCGTAGTCGTAGGATTCATGAACGACCACTCGTAACCGTCAGGGACCCCTTCCATGGATGGAGGGTAGTAGAATTGCCTTAGGCCTGCCTGGAGGTAAACGTCAATCTCTTCAGCTTGAGCTGTCGACCAATCTGCTACAGTTCGGCTGTACCCGAGAAATCCGCCTATATCAGCAATTAACGCAAGATAGTTCGTCGACAGTGTTGACTCAGCCACGAGATACTACTCCTGGGATGCCTCCGGTAAAGGAGTCTTATTGTCCTCTTCATGGAGGACCATCTCTATCTTGCCGTCCGAGAGATCAGCCAGGACAGCCACAAATGCAAAACCTTCAGCGGAAAGAGTTCCAGGCTGAAGGATGTCCTTGTATTTCTTAAACCTTCTGAAAAGAACGATAACTGAGTCGGGAAGTTTTCCCTTGTATCCGAGACTCTCGAAAATAGACGCAGAGAGTTCATCGATACGAGTTTCCGTCTTAGGGGCGACTGCTACTTCTTCAGGCGTGTCATTTTGTTCTTCGGCCATGATGGTGTTGCTCCTATTGTGGTGGTTGGAAAGAAGCGCGGGGTAGGATTGCCCACCCCGCGCCTGTTATTCAATATTCAGACTTACGCCTCGACTGGTCCGTTAAGGTCCTTGGTGAACCAACGTGCGCCCTTAAATTCAAGCCACACGACATCGTCGGTGTCATCAATCTCGTTGATGTCAGTCAGCGCCGTATCTCCGTCGAGCCGGATACCTGCGGTAGCAAGATCCAGAGTGAAGTCATTTGTAGCCAGATCACCAAGCAGATAAAACCCCTTCTGGGCTCCAGCGAACGTCTCCTGAGCGAACGTCACATCCACATCCGCGTCGAGTGTAACCCCACCGCAAATGAAGCTGATGCCGCCGACCATGTAGGTGATACCAACAACTCCGGCATTCGGAGGGCTCAAGAACTCGATCCCGCCGGACTCTTCGCCCGTCATGAGATCGCCTTCGCATTTCGGGTTGCCGGTATAGATGTAACCGGTAAGCGTGATGCTGCCCGTAGTCAACGTGCTCAAGCATGTAGCCTTCAGCACGATTGTAGTCGCATCGGTGATCGAGCTGATCGTGTATTTCCCAGGAACTACAACCCCAGTCGCATCGTTTTCGCCGCCAATTATGACGAAGGTATCGCCAGCGGCCATGTCAGAAGAATCGGCGACAGTCACGATAAGGCCGGTAGGACCATCTACCGACAAGGTCGCGCCGGAGAAGCCACCTTCAAGCAATGCGGTGACAGTCTGACGAATGTAGACAGAACCTCTGCCCTTGTAACCCTGCTTCAGGAACCGGCCAGCGCCTGTTCCGCCGCCTGCCTGGAAGGTCAGGTAACCAGTATCGATGACTGTATCGATACCCACCGCGATCTTTACGCCCCGGCTTCCGGGAACATAGATCTCGATGTACTGACCACCAGTATTGGCGAAGTAGTTGCGCTTCGCGACACCGGCGAATGCCCGGTTATTCGTGATGCTCGGACGCTCTACGCGAACAGCTCTGCGACCATCAAAATCCGCAGCTACGCCGTAATTCGTGTTAAAGCAAACGCCTTCACCTTCAAGCAGTTCGTCAGTACCTTCGTACCAGACCCACTCAGTAATCCCGTTTCCAGCTTTCTGGGGTGCATTCTGACTGATATCCATGACACCTTCTCCTTATTCTATTTTACGTAGTTAAAAACCAATTCCACTTCGACTCCGAAACACTCCTTACGCTTTGCTTATGACAACCTGACGGCGAGGGTCGGTGCAAACCATGTTCATAGAAGCATCGAGGTCGACTCGTCGGACATTGTGTTTGCCTGGGACCATGTAAGGCGCGGTCAGGTTCTCAGCCCATCCAGCCATGACACCAACAGCGAGCCATTTCCAGTCGAGCATGTAGATCGGGTCTGTACTGTCAGCGTCCAATTTCGGAGCATAGGTCACAGGAGTAGACTTAAACATGGTCCTGCCGTCTTTGCTGGCGAGGTCATTGCCGAGGTTCATGTTACGCTTCTCGAGCAGTTCTTCGAGCAGGCCAATGACCGTATCACCGACGTAGATCCCGTTACCCATCTGGACACTCGGGGTAGAGTGAGAGACAGGAGAGCGGAATTTGCTGTTCCTGTGTGCCTTACGCATCTTACGGACAAGGTCTTCCGCAGAGACTGATACGTACTGAGCAGTCCAGTTTTTGAAGCGAGTATAAGTCGCCGAGTCGATTCCTGCACGACCACTTGGGAAACCAGCAGGGTTACCGCCGTTGAATCCTTCAGTCGCATTCTTCACGACCCAGTAAGCAATTCCGTACGGGCTCTTATCGTCAGAGACGTCCGAAGGTTTGCTCCACAGAAGAGTTTCCATGAGTTCGTAGAAACTGACCATCATCCCGACATACTTCGTCTTGATGAGATCGACAATCGCCAACCCGCCACGCTGGAAGGCCTTCTCGTGCATGTCGTAGAGATAGTGAGCATTGACATGACGCGGGCCGACTTCGCCGTTCTTCATCGTGTCATTGATGCTCGAACCATCCTGCTCGTACATTCCGACCGTACGCGCCGAGTGGTTATGATCCATCTGGATCGCAAATTCCCAGTTCACGCCGCCCACGAACTGTTTGCGTTTCTTCTTCCACATCTCACGGACAGCGACGTGATCGGTCAGATCAGTCTGCATGTCGACAAACGCACCGCGTTTGATGAGCTTGTTCTGTGTTTCAAGAACTAAATCGTCAATCTGATTGGCTGGAATTCCCATGTTGTCCCTCTTTCCGGCCTATTGGCCGATTATTTCTTACCAAAGTGATTCCTATCAATCTCAGCAGCAATATCTTCAGAAGCATCACCTTTCGGCTTACTTGACGAACCGGCGGGCTTCTGAATATGCTGAGTCTCTCTTTTCTTCAACTCTTCAGTCTTAATCGTAGTTTTCGATTCTGTCGCTATGTCACCCATGACAAGGGCCACGGCTTCGTCGAAGACTGAAGCGGAGTCGACCTCTTTGCCTGCAGCCTTATAGCCACCAGCAAGAATTTCAAACTTGTCTTTAAGATCTACAGCTTTCTGCGGAGTTGTTTTCATGGCGGTTTGATAAGCCTCGCCAAGAGCCCCTACCTTAGACTCATATACTGATGCAACCGTATTGGCCTGAGCAGACTCCAAAGCGTCAACCTTTCCGAGGAGAGGTTCAACGACACTCTTGAGAGCGTTCAACGCAGCGACAAGCTTAGGATCATAGTCGTCTTCACTGAATTCAGGAAACCCTGCTAAGAGATTCTTAACGTCAGTAACGACTTCGTCACCTTCACCGCCTTCGCCGCCACCGTCACCGGTCTTAGCTTCAAGGAGAGTGAGCACACTTTCGAGAGATGCAGCATCAGGAAGTTTCCTTGCGTCAGCAACAGAAAGCCCAACCTTAAATGCCCGCTCGAGTTGACTGTCATCTATACTGCTGGGAATAACTTCAGCAGTCTCAACCTTTTCTGTTTTTGTGAGATCCTCAACCGCTTCGTCCTTCTTGGTCGCAGCAGCCGGCATTACCGTTTCGTCGACTTCTTCATCGACAACGACTTCCTCTTTAGAAATTGTTTTTGGCTTCGCGTCTGCGGCGCCTGGTTCGGCACTGGCCTCTAAACGAGCTACCGTTCTGGCGTCAGCGTCCTTACCGGCAGATTCTACTCCTGCATCGATATCATCGAGAATTTCCTTGGAGACAGAACCATCATCTACTGAATCGGCAGCAGACGCAGCAGCAGCTTCAGCAGCGGCTGGAGGCAGAACTTCTTCTTCGACAACTGTAGTTTCGTCAGCCATAATAGTTCCTTCTATGTGTGGTGGTGGGTTTGTTCTGATCCAGCCCTACTAAATATAGCTGGACCTGTCAACAATGTTTCGACACTTTAATCCCTTTCGACGCATAGCCGCATTCGGGTATATCGGATTTCCGTCACTACTGACCGGTATATTCAGGCCGTGTTTCTTGAAGTGACCCCTCAATTCTCCAGCCTGATCAGCATTGACGCCAGATCCAAGACATTCAAGGGGCCAGCCGGCCTCAGACGGAACGCTCTTACTCTCAGCGCTGAAACTACGGCGGGCCACCGTTCTGCCGATCTTCACCGTCTTGGGCGCCTGCCCCATAGGGAACAGCTTCTCCACAACTTTCCCGCTCTTCGTTTCATAGCAATAGACAACCATTACGATACCGGCCTTCCTGCTGTAGCGGCCTCTCCGCTCTGGACACCGCTACCCATGAGTAGCTGAGACATTACATGATCTTTCCCGCTCCTAGTCGCACCAGGCCGGACGACTCGATCGTAGGTCCGCGTAGTATTGTTGCCCATGGTCGGTTTCGCCTGACCTGCAGCTTGAACCGGTTCGCCTTCCATCGGCTCACGGAAAGTAAACATGTCGAGCAACTCAGGAACGTTACTCAGGTCGCCGATCAGTTCGACGTATTGTTTCATGTCGAGCTGTCCGCCCTGCTGTTCCATCATAGGCAAGAGAGGCATAATGAATGACTCGAGGATCGCTCGGATCTTCTGGAGCTTCGAGTCCGGAGTGTTGTCCTGCATCGAGTAAGGATCTATATCGAAATTGTAGTCGAGGAAGTCGCCCTCTCTGGTCTCCTGAGACCATACGCGCCGGACAGAGACGCCGGCACTCTTTACCGTCTTCTCTACCGTCCGTTCCCGGACAGGATCAGTCCACTCATACCATGCGAGAGACTTGAAGATACCTCTGGCGAAACTGACAGTCTGATCCCGCATATGCTTGAGCCTGGCGTTCGCAGCTTCCGAGAGTAGCTTATCCTGGCCGACTGTATCAGTAGAAGGAGCCAGTCCGCCGAGACTGTCCAGGTTTCCTGCGAGATAGCTAAAAAGGTCTTTTGTCTGTAAGAACAAAGCGAGCGTCGGAGCATCTATACCGCCGACAGTAAGAGACTCAGGCTTCTTGCCGTGATATCCGATACCGTCTCCGTCAAGAGCTGTCCGCAGAGCCTTAATATCGTCGTCATTGCCACCACTGAAAGCCGCAACTGTCTTCTTCGCGTCAGCCTGACGGCCGAGCTTCCGGAACAGGATATTAGCAAGCTCATGAAGGTCAGTCCAAAGAGCGACAGGAGGGAGAGGCAAAAGGTTACCAGGAACATCAGCGAAACCGAGGACGTGGTAGGGGCTATGCTCCGGACCATCCCAAGGGATGATATTGTAGATATCGTTACCTTTCACGCCATATGTCAGAAGCTTATTCTCTCGAGTCAGCCACACGTCCCGGAGCCAAACCTTATCTTTATATAAGTCGGCGCCATCTTCCTTGCTGATCTCTTCAGAACGAATCTCTCCGTTATCGCCTGTAATCGTAAAGTCATCCGGCTGTACCTGGTTACCATACATCGCTCGAGCTGCATCGATCGGAAGCCAGTAGTCATTTCCTTCGTACTGCAGATTCTTCCAACTGTCCGCGCTCATATCGCAGAAGTAATCGTCGAGATTCACTATGTCGACAAACGGCTCACCAACATCATACCCCAGGACCTGTACGCCTGTTGAGCTAATACCAACCTTTACGACTCCAAGAGAGAATAGGGCCTCCATCACAGCGCGGCGAAGAGTAGCGCCAAGACCGATCTCATCCGGAATCTGATTCAGAGCAATTTCCATACTCTTCGCAAGAGGCTTGAGCGAAGGAGATCCAGTAGCGACCTTAGCCCGCGGAGACTGAGCGGCGAGCTGTCTGGTATAGATTGTCACAGCAAGCTCGAGGAAATTGGTAGGGACTCGCTTCTGAGACCCCTGAGCAGCGTAATGAGATCCAACATACTGCTTCACGGAAAGAACTCTGTTCGTTCTCGGAATTTCAAGCTGCCTTACGGACCAGTTAACAGCATCTCGAAGCTGAGCGAAATTTACGCCTAAATCACTCATACGTCTTCATCCCCTATGCAAGGTTTCGCTCTGATGACAGCAACGAGTTCACCCATTTTCTCATTGGTGACGCCTTGCTTCTGCGACATTTCATTCATGCGAGTGTTTGTTTCGCCAAGCTCAGTGGCCAGTTTCATCTGAGCTACAGCCGCTTCCTTTTGTGCTTCAGAAGCCGCGGCCATAGTCTTAAATATCATCTTAACCATGATGACAACGATCGACAGACAGACCAGAGCGATAAACGCGAGCATCGCCGTAGCAGGCCACGCTTGAAACCCGGCAGGAACGATCGTAGGAACAGCCTGAGCAACAACGATCGATCCACCACTCAACAAACTACCCGTCGCCGCTACCTTTGCAATCGTCGCCTGAATCATCCCTTACCCCCCTATGCGTGAAATTCACCGTGTTCGTCAGACCCGTCTATCTGGTCTGTGACTATATGCCAAAGCTCATGACCGAGCGTAGAGAAGTTCGGGCATGGCTTGTTGTTTGCAGTTCTGCCGCGCCACGGCACATAGATGATCTTGCCGTCTCTGAATCGTAAGCCATAATGGACTCCTAGAATATGTGTCCGTTGACACCATCGATATACAGGTTGATCGCATTGCCGCTCGAATTAATGGTATTAGTTAACGTCCCATCAATCGTGCCGCCACTTTCGAGAGATATAGAAAGATTATTCGTGGTCGCCCACTGGTACTCATCCTTGATCACGAAGATTCGAGGGTCGTCAGTTGTGCCTGAAGCAACGTCCTCGGAACTGATTACGATCGCTCTTGCCGCCGCCGTGTTATTTGCGGTTATGATGTAGTCTATGGTCAATGCGCTCGGATTGTAATCTGCGGCTCCTGCATCTGTGCGCTTGTCAATATGATGACCCCGATTCTTTATCCCCCCAACGTGAGTGAACTCCGTCGCGTTGTTCGTGGAGAAGACAGCTTCAGCGTTGTCGTACCAGATCGTTTCACCTGTGGACGAGTCAATCATAACTCTGAGGTTATAAGAATCATCCCTGTCCTGAACATTAAGCGTTCCGCCAAGTTGTAATGATATGTCGTTATCACCAGTACCTGTTCTAATAGATGTAGCATCGTCAGATATAATGACGAAACTTCCAGATGAGTTTCCAATTTGATTATTTTGGATAACCGTATTCCCAACACCAAACTGGGCATTGCCATTGACCCAAAAATTCTCCGTTCCTGCAACATCCCATACGCTGAAGATATGAGCCGCTGTGTTAAGGCCGTTGGTGATACCAACAACTCCATCTTCTGCAATAAGGTATGGAGAGGTGAAGGTATTAGTTAATGTCATGCTTCCAACGTCAGTAAGATCGTAGCCACCCCAACCGATGTCGGCTGTCGGCTCGTTGCCACCGTCAAGGCGCAGGTACTTGTTACTCAGAACCGTGCCGCCCTCGTAGATATAAGCGAAGTTAGTGATGATCCCGGAGCCGTCGCCAACAATATTCAAAACGTTTGTAGCTGAGAATCCACCGAAACCGATGTCGGCAGTAGGCACAGTTGTCCCGTCCAGGCGAAGATACAATCCGTCAGCGATCTCCTCAGTCATCCCGACAACACCGAGACCTCCAGGACCACCCATTTCCTGACCTCGAGCAGAGCTGGCCAGCGCTACGAAACACATGAACGCAAAAATAAGAATAGAGAACGACTCCCACCAACGATTAAGCTTCTTCATGATATTTCGTAACCTCCGGCCTGGGTTAAACCAGTATCGCAAATCATGTGAATATCCATGAGCAAGCGAGGGTCGCCTGCGGCAAGATGGTAGTACGGAGCTGACGCGCCGATCCTGATACCTTCGTCGACTGTGGCTGGAATGCCGAAAGCGATGAAGCCGTCACTGCCTGAGTAGCGCTGGAGCTCTGTCGAGTGAGCATGAGTCTGTGCGGGGATGATTACACTGTCTGCGTCTGTCGCTGCATACGCGCCTTTGGCCATTTCGAATCTCCTTAATTTCTACCAAGTACTGTCGAGCTTATCAACTTTCTTTGCCGCTATCGCATCTGCTTTCTGCTTCATCCTCCAGGCGAGAGAGCCGTATGGAACTTCGGGCTCTGTCGGTTCAGGAATCGATTCTCCTTCTATCACACAATGCGAACAAAGAGCGTCGGCAATGACTTCATCACCATGAGCTGTCTTTGCTCCTGACGGGTCCTGAGCGTTAACAGCCTTGCTGTGCTCTATACTTCCATCAGCTTTTCGAATAAATTGCAAGCATTCTTTCATGCCATTATTCGAGCGATTGATGTAACGGTGGTCCGCGAGAGCTGCCCTATAGTCCTCGAGAAGGTTTTCTCGAGCTCTGGGCGTAAGGTAATAACCCGGCTCGTCAGTCTCATCCCGACCGATCTTCTTCTCTCGCTTCCGGTAATAGATGTAGCTGTAATTCTTTCGAATCACTTGCTGAGTGAAGGTGGTCCCGGTCGGACCAGAGGCGTCCCAGATCATGTAGGCGTTATTGAAAAACCTCGCCATGGCGATCGTGTAGTCAGCAAAAGGAGTAGGACGGAGGTGGGGCGTCCGAAAACACCCCACCTTTTCGCCCGTTTCCCTGTCCACCACACAGGACACAGAATTACTTGCGCCTGTCCCCGCCGAAATGTCCGAGCCTATAATGAACTTTCGATCTTTCGGGACGCGCATCTCGCCGTCGAGCGCCAGCCAGAGGTAAAGCAGGCCACGGTCGCGGTTGTCTACATATCGTTTCGGTCTGCAGCTGTCATTGTCAAATTCCAGATTGCCAAGATACATATGCTCCCGGCAATACTTCTTACGCAAAATCTCTATGAACTCAGCGTCAAAGAACTGATAGTCAGCTCCGAGGAAGTCGATCTCGAGCTCTTGCGCGATCTCGGTATTCGAAGCACAACGATTACATTGGATGTCAAACCATGGAGAGCGCAAGGGAAATCGTTGAGAAAAATTAAACGGATAGTCATCGGGGAACATGACCTGGCGCGATCTCTTCTCGCCTTTATTCTGGACTCTGACCAGCCCGCGGAAGCGATCGAGCAACTCTACTTTCTCGCCGTCGGTCTTATACAGGCCCTCGCACTTCTCCGGATGCTGTGACCAGTGAAGCCTCAAGTTACGAGCTACAATCTCGTGACAGGCGTTGTAGAATCCGTTATTGGCGCCCTTCGGAGTCGAATTGAAGCCCCGGCAGTTCGTCGCGTCCCGAGTGGCCGACAGGACCTCGAAGCCGTTACTGATATCAAATGCCGCGTGTTCGTCGATGAACATCGCAGTCAAGTTCGCGCCACGGCCAGCATCGCCAGTTGTGGATTCTCCGATGATGATACTGTCGTTATCGTTGTTAACGATCTGCAGTGACTTGCGGCCTGGATCTTTCCAGCCTAACCAGCGACCTGTAGGGAGCAGCCAGTTCGGTTGATTCTGATGAAGGAAATCGATTTTCCAGAACAGCGCTTTACTATCGCCCTTCTTGTCGACGTAATCCTCGTTACGAGAGATAAACATCAGGCTGAGGTTGCCTCGGAAGTGCCAGAACCACTCGTACGTCGTGATCCCCATCCAGGAGGCGCCCATCTGCCTTGACTTCGGAACGACGAAGTCCTCGCCACTGACAATACAGTCGGCAATATTCATGATCGTGTCATCCTGAAACGGATACGTGATGAAAGGTCTGATCGGCGCTTTCGGATGAGTCTTAGAATCGTACGTCCAGCAGAGTGCGTTGACGTAAAACAGGATGTCTTCAGAGCAGAGCGTCTTTATCTGAGCCGCAGCGAGCTCGTCACTGCCAGCCTCTTCAATGAGCATCGCACGATAGCGCAGGTTCGCATAGAAATCTTTAGGCACAAGATCATAATGCGGACAGCTTATCTGCCCCACAGATAGAACTTCAGCTACCATTATGCCTCGCTCTTACCCTCGACCCCGCGCGACATGCGATCCAGTGTGCGAGCCTTCAGGCATCCAAGAGCCTGCTGAAGACAAGCGATCGCCATGTGATTTTCATCGCAAGGGAAAGGACCTTTCTCAAAAGACTCAAGCCTGTCGATAACGATCTCGATCAAGCTCTCATTGTGACAGCCATTAACCCCTACTTCAGGTATGGCGCCATTCTGAAACTGAAGTCCGCAGAACAACTGCTTCTGAGAGTCGTCAGTGATAGTGTACTCGTGGTGAGCGCCGTTGATGTCGGCCTCATCCATGCGGAACACTTTCAGCGGCTCGCCGTCCGTTTCGCTCAGATCTTTTCCATCATGAAGAAGCAATTCAAAAGCCATCAGCCTGATCCCCTTCGAAGTACATTATTTGTTCTCTCTTCAATATTCCTACGCGAATCCCGCGCCAAACCACTCACAAAATGGACCGTATCTTTTCTGCGATCGTAAGTCGGCCAGCCAGGGTTGCCGTCATACATTTCCTGCCACGGAATACCTCGCTTGTCGTTACCGGATCTCATGTACTCGTGCGGATGACAATAGTAGAAACCGTCCGGTTGAAGCTGACCTGCCCAGGCCGAAGCACTCACACCCTCAAGGGTAGGGAACACTTCATGCGCCGGCGTATCGTAAACAACCAGCCTGCCGGTATCATAGACTTTATGTAACGGCTGTGTCTCTGCCCACGTCGAAGGGTCCGCACTGCCGAAACATTTTATTCGTGACCAAGGGACGGCATTCTCAGGCAAGGTCCGCTTAGGCTCTTTCTGCTCCGGCCTCATCCATTTCGGAAGCAGACTCTTCAGCCAGTCAGTTAGCCAGCCCCACTTCATGCGATAAGCTCCCAAACGAGTCTTTTGGCCATGGCTCGAGCTTGATCTTCTGAATCCTGCTGTCGAGGATAAACTGCGCAGGAAAATGACTGATGAAGGACGCAACTCCCGCGCGGAATAATGGCCGTCAGAGTCGCGATGTATCCGCCGAATATGCTTTTCTTCGTACTCAGTTTACATTTGATCATCTCGGCAATTCCTCCGATTTCTCTTTCATGGCCTGCAGCTTCGAAATTAAACCCAAGGTCGGGGTCCCGTCAATATCTTTCCGATCGCCCTTATCGGTGAGTGTCGCTTTCGCGGGGATGGTCTTCTCGTAATGGGTCTTCCAGAATAACGTACGGAAGAAAGCGTTCTCGCGGCACTCGCACAGCAGATTCCACGCGCGTTTACTCGGGCAGCTGCGAGGACTCACGCCAACCATCCTCATGTTGTCTGCTACCCAGGTAATATTCTCGATCTCGCCGGCAACCTTCTTATTCTTAAACGCAGTCGCTTTCACAGGTAACGGCGGGGGCGGGATACTTCCAATGAAGTCAGGATTTGTGTTCGCCGGGATAGGAGAAGCGTTCTCAAACTCTTCCACACTCACTCCGGGAAGGACCTTGTTCCGGTTGTTCCGATTACCACTCTCGCCGGCGGTCTCCGCAGCTTCAGCGCCCAGATACTTTTTCACAGCCTCGAAATTCGCGTCAATAGAGTTCATCTTGCCCATTATGAGCGAAGAGCGGTACTCGACGAACTCATCCCAGGCGCCCATCTGCTCGAGCTTGTCTCTGTGCTCTTTGCGGGTCTTACTCATCGGCCAGGCTTTCGTGAAAATAAAAAAGAGACCCCGTAACCGGAATCGAACCGGTCTTCAACCCTGTATCCCAGGTGCCACGTGCTAACCAGTACACTAATGGGGTCATTGAAATCTAAATAGACAAACTGCTACGCGTCTTCAGGAGTTCATCCCTAATCCGCTCCCACTCTTCAAATGACTCAGGACTTAGACTCTCTTCGCACATTACTCCAAGTCGAGTAATGACGGCGCTCTCCTTCGGCGGCGAGCATACGATTTGTCTGCATCTTGATATGCCGGGTCTCAGCCATGGTTTTCTTGGTCGTAGCGACCTGACCACGGACGGTCTCTCGCAGTTGATCATGCAGCAGTTTGTCGCGGGTAGTATCTTCAGTTTCTATCGTATGTCTCCTTGTGGTGGTGAACTATCAATACCCGAGATTTACCACCAATTCCGGCCGGTAGTCAAGTGCTGAAAATAATATATATATTTTTGGGAATGGAGTTATGTTGGCACAGTATATGTACCTAAGTAGCAGGGGCAGGTTGCGATAGTGGGGCGCGGGAGGGGCGGGGTAGCTTAACATCCCCGGGCCGAACCGGGGCGGGAGGTCATCCGACATCTGACAGCAGAATAGGAGTCTCACCTTTCCTCATAACACAGGCGGGGCAGTGGTAGCAGGGCATGGCGGCTGTGAGCAGGGACAGCAGGCAGGCCAGCGCTCAGGCCCTCACAGTCCACATACACACACACCAAGGGAACGCATGGGGTGGCAGGATAGCGAAAAGCACTGGTATCATTGTCGATTCGCAAACTTGAGAACTCAAAAAGGGCCGAATATCCCCCGTCTCCCACGATCGCCCTACGATCTGAGGCCATGCCATGTCCTACACCAAGGGCCACAAGGTGCAATGCTATGGCCTTGCTCCTGGCCATGAATCGACGCACAGCCCATCCTCAGGCCTTTTATTTGTCATCATTTGCTCAATAACACGCTAAAACACGCTTTTGACCTTATTTGCCCTCTCTTCTTCCTATACTTACCTATACCATTAAATGTCACGTCTTGTCACCCTGTCACCCTAAACCCTAAAACCCTTTTTTGTCACCCTTTGTCACACCTTTCCTAGAACCCACATTTACCTTGTCACCCTTTGTCACACCTTATGCCGGAATCCTATAATAAATACCTAGGGGTGACAACGTGACAAAGCATGACAAACTGAAAAATCGTCACCCTTTGTCATGCTCGGCTGCTTCATGGGTTTAGAAAGTGTCATGCCGTTGTCATACTTTTGTCATGCCGTCAGTGTGACACTTTCGCCAGGCCCCGAAAATAAATAGAGAAAGTTCTGTACACCATGGTATAGATGGGGTATTGTTTGAGCATGGACAAGGAACAACACTATAAAGGAGAGAGCAGCATGACAGATACATCATGGACGGGTTTGTGTCCAAGCTGGTCGAGGACAAGGTGACCGGACACATTGAGTGTGGCTGTAAGCTTGAGAGGACAGAGCAGGGCCTCGCAAGAGAGATGAACTACTTTAAAGACAGATGTTTGCGCTGGTCAGACTTCAAGGTCAGACTCCGCAAGCTGTGGAAAAGAATCGTAACCGCGCGGATCGCAATCGTATGGGAGAAAGCATAGTTATGAGCATGGACGTAGCCAAGGCCATACTCGCACAGTTGGGCGGGGACATGATTGTGGCCATGACGGGAGCGCAGAAACTGGCCGGTGGAGAGTATTACCTTCACTTCCGCCTTCCCGGTAGTGGCGGCTTTTGTGAGCAGGGATTAACAGTGTCACGGTGACACCCAACGGTCTTGATACTTATGATGTCATGTACCGCAGGATCAGAGGAACAAAGGTAGTCGTAGTAGCCGAGTCGAACGGGATCTATAACGAGGACCTCGTAGCCGACTTCGAGAGAGTAACCGGACTGAGGGTAAGCCTCGGGTCAATGGGAGTGAGATCATGACCACGTACACGATCAAAGGGCTCAAGTCGTTTCGAGGAAATGAAGGGCACGGCTTTAATGCTACGCTCTACCGTGACGGGAAGAAAGTCTGCTTCGTCATGGACTCCGCGCAGGGCGGGGAAATGGATTTCGAGTGGTGCGACCGGAAGGCGCCTTTCGTCGAGATCACTGGCAAGAACTACAAGGATGAGCCCTACACCTATAAGGGCACACCCGAAGAGAAGATACTACACGACCACGTCGAGGGCATGTTCTACCCCGAGGAATTCCACGGCCAGAAGTTGGCCATGGGCACGGACGGGTTTGTGTCCAAGCTGGTCGAGGACCTCGAGTCTGCACGTTGGGAGAAGCGTCAGTGCCAGAAGAAGACGCTACTGCCGATTGAAAGGCGACAAGGCTGATACGTGGAGAGTGTTCGCGCATGTCTACGATCAGGCAGTGCAACATGAAAGACCACCTCCAGAAAGAGTTTGGCGACAAGGTCGAGGAGTTCCCCAACGAGCGGTATCAACCCGCAACAGGCTAACGCAGAGTCAGGGGGTTGTGGGCCCCCGTAATGCGGCTCCCCATTGTGGGGAATCGGTGACAAGCCCGAGGAGATCAGGATGAGCAAGAGCAAGGGCACCATCACAACCTTCAGCGGAACCCGAGGGACGTACAGAACGCTCCTTAGTGGTCGGCTGGACATATTCACAGAACAGGCAGAGAATCGCCGTGACGACCTCGTAGAGGACATCAAGGCTTGCGGTCTGAGCAGGGACGAGTTCTGCGTCAGTCCTATCGAAGTCGGCGGCTTTCAGAGCGGCTCATTCATCGAAATCGTGTTCAGGATTGATCGCGACAACGTGACACCCGAGGATGCCTGGCAGATTTTTCAAAAGCTGGAGAAGAAAGGATACCGGCTGAAATAATGTATATAGCGACGATGGACACCAGACACTTCGAGTTCGCGGCGTGTGGCGAGACAGAACACAGGGCGCTGCTGAATCTGCATAACGCCTTCATCCATCACTTGAAGACGTATCGGGAAGGCTACCAAGGCCAGCCAGTGACGTGGAGCGAGAAAGAGCGGCCAACAGCATACTACGGCGCTGGGACGTATGACACGACTAAAGGGACGTGGTTTCGGGACGGAGAGATCCTCAGAAGATGAACTACTACAACGACAACAACAAAGAGGCCTGTGCTTGGCTCCGAGAGTTAATCGGAGCTGGGCTCCTGCCCAAGGGGGAAGTGGATGAGCGCGACATCAGGGAGATCGACCCAGAGCGATTGGAGCAATTCACCCAATGCCACTTTTTCGCAGGCATTGGCGGCTGGGCATACGCATTGCGGCTTGCTGATTGGCCCGAAGATAGGCCGGTGTGGACCGGTTCGTGTCCGTGCCAGTCATTCAGTATCGCCGGAAAGGGTAAAGGCGTTGAGGACGAAGACAAACACCTTTGGCCCGCTTTTCGATGGCTCATTGCGAGACAGAGGCGCCAGCCTGCAACAGTGTTTGGCGAGCAGGTTGTTAGCCCTGCTGGCCGGTCGTGGTTCTCCGGAGTACGCTCTGACTTGGAAGCATTGGGATATGAAGTCGGGGGAGCCGATCTGTGCTCTGCGGGCGTCGGTTCGCCGCAAATCAGGCAACGCACATTCTGGGTGGCCGACTACAACGGCGACGGACGCAATCAAGAGAGGCGCCGTATCGCCGCGCAAAGGAATGATGGGCTTGAGCGAGACCGTGCCATTGGCGGCGGGCTGGCCGGGACCGAGAGCGGGAGACGGGAACAGGGGAGCCGAGTCGAAGGAGACCAGAGCGGCTCGAGGGGCCGGGGGCCCAGCACTAAGCGAGGCGGCACACATGGCGGGCTGGCCGACGGTAGTAGCGTCGGAAGTCAGGCAAGGATACCAGAACAGGACCAGGGGGAAACGGGGATCGCAAGAGAGCCTAACCACTGGGGCGGTGAACGCGATTTCTGGGCCGCGTCAAGATGGCTCGACTGCAAAGACGGGAAGTCCCGACGGGTTGCGATTGAACCCGAACTTTTCCCTCTGGCTCATGGGCTACCCGGTAGAGTGGGGTTATTACGGGGTGCTGGCAATGCGATCACTCCCGAAGTCGCGGCGACGTTCATCAGAGCATGGGAAGAAGTCAACAAAGGAGTAGGGATATGAGCCGGGATAGCAAGCGGGCTCCGTGTGTTGGATGTGGTTCGCTAACGTACCGGAAAACGGGCGTCTGTATGAAGTGCCACGAAAGTCTTATGGAGATCCTGAGAGTAATGAAGGCAGAAGGGTTTGAGCTCACTATGGGGCAACTCCTGACGCCAGCTAACAAAACCAAGGAGTAGGGATATGAAGTGCGAACGATGTGGAAAGACGATGATTACGACGAGGCTCAGTGGTCCCGGCGTGCTTACGGACGAGGTCCTTATTTGCCCAGACGCAGACTGCTACAAGAAGCATCAGGCCAAAGAGGCGAAGAAGAAGCCGACGATATGCCCGATGTGCCACACTGTCGAGCGGTTGAGCCCAGACGTGGAGAAGGGCTCAATTGTGTACGTGGGGGATCTGTGCTACAAGTGTAAGAAGGACGCCGAGCCCAAGAAGCGCCCGACCGCCTCTGCGTCCATGAACAACAACAGCGGTGAATGGGAAGCATGGTGTCATGGCAAAGTGATCGCTCAGGACAAGTACCTGTCGGCCCTGACCGCGAAGTGCCTAAACTTGGGCTGTGACGTGGATGTGTTGGAATGATTCCAGCTATCGTTTACACGAGATTCAGCCCGCGCCGAAACTCTGACGAATCAGAGAGCTGCGAGACTCAATATGCACTGTGCCTGAAGTACGCCAAAGTTCACGGCATGAGAGTCGAGAAGGTCTTCGATGACAGAGCCGTGAGCGGGAGCAAAGAGGACCGGCCTATACTCTGGGCTGCAATCAGCTCACTCCAGCCTGGAGGCGTCCTGTTGGTCTACAAGCTCGACAGACTGGCCCGCAACGTCTACCTCTCGGAGTACTTCCGACGTGCCGTAGAGACCCAACACTGCGAGATAGTAGCGGTAGAGGGCGACGTTGAGGGCAACGGCCCCGAGCAGGTCATGGTCAGACAGATGCTCAACGTCTTTGCTGAGTACGAGCGGAAGTGCATAGCCATGAGGACAAGCGCTGCAATGCGTCACCATCAGATCAATGGTCGGAAGATGAGCCGATTTGCTCCGTACGGCTTCATGCTCGACCCGTCGGATGACAGGAAGCTCATTCCTTGCGAAGCTGAGAAGCCTGCGATGGATATGGTGTTCTCTCTTCAGAGTCGAGGGATGAGCTATCATCAAATAGTCATGTTCATGAACAAGGAGATGAGAGAGTCAGCAAGGGGTAAGCGGGGATGGTATCAGAGAACGATAAAGAGGATTTTGGAAAGGATGTAGGAGCCGGAAGGGGGAGCCCAAACTCCCCCTGAACCGGATTAGTTTATCAGAGTATAACCATTTTCGAACGCCTTAGCAGGCGAGAAACTTCGATAACCGTCTTCGTAGAATACGATATATCCACCGCACTCCGGATTGTGCTTCTTCATGAAGTCAGCATCGACGCGGATCTGCGCGAAGCCTTCCCCGTAAGGCTTGACCAGGGCGCTCCCGCCTTTTTCACGGAGTACCGCCGCGATCTTATGCGCGCGGACTTCTTTGTGACAACGATACTTCGGGCGCTTGTCGGTATCGACAGTCTCGACGACCTTCTCTTCGGAGGTCTCTTCGACAGGCTCTTCTTCAACCTTTTGCACGAAGGCGTCACATGCTAGGACCTTATCTGCGTCCGGTGTTCCGGCCGTAGTCGGATTGAGGTCAACACCCATGGCGACCTCTTTCGCGTCACAGTCAGGAACAACCTTTGTGCAACTGTCACACAGGTTCGCGGCCTGACTCACGTCCGGGAGCACTTCCGGCTGTACCACGGCGCCAGGCTCAGGGACAAGAACGCTCCCACACGTCTCGCACTCATACTGACCATCGTCAGCCTGAAACACCATTGTTCCCTCGCAACCTTCGACGTTGCAGGGGATAGGCTCGACGCCAGGCGTTGCCTCCGTGTTCGCTGTATCATTCGTGTCTGCCATGACTCACTCTCCTTTCGCCCTGTTGGGCTGGTTTTATAAACTTCTTCGCGTATTCGTTTGCGAGACCTACGAGAGAGACCCCCTCGAACGTCTTTCTCATGAAGTCCCAATCATAATTACTTCTGACCAGAACCCAGGTTATCCCGGTATGGACAACTTCTCCATGCTTTTTACAGAGCTCATCGAATTTCTTTTTGAGGTCATTCTCTGGCTTATTCAGCGTGTAGATGGTCATGACTTCCTTCCTAAGATTAACCCCTCCGGGCAGGAGTCGCGCTCCATTTTGTTGAAACAGTACGACTCCCACCCGTCCCACACTTCTGATTACCGCCAAGCATCAGAAGAAAATTCAAGCGAAGATCCGGACGCTATGCCTGAGAGCCTCACCCGTTCTTGCCTGCGTTACTCTTCGGGTTTCGGTGCACTCGTACTAGCCGGATCGGATACAGGCTGATCGACTTCCTTAACAGTGTTTGTTGCGAGCAACAGTTTGAGCTTGAGTATCTCATTCTCGAGATTCGTGTCATTGTTGAATAGAGTCTCAATGGCTTTGCCGTGGTTCTCCAGAGCTTTACCGGCCCGCTGCATACTCGCACTGACCATCTTCTCCGCCCTGACCGAGTCCTCTATTTTGATAACCGGGCTGATACAGCCGGAGAGTGCTACGACTCCGAATACCAGAAGGACGGTCACTCCGGCCCTTATGAGTCGATCGATTTCGGCAGCGACAAGCGCTCCGGCGACAATGAGATTCTGGATACGAGACTTAGAATCAAGCTTCTCCTTGACATGACCTTCCCAGGTTTCGGGGTATAGTGCGCTGGCGCAAGGAGGCTCTGCCCCTTCATGAGCATCCAGGAGCAAGAGAGTAGCTACGTCAGCGAGCTCTCCGTCTCCATTCCAAGGGCCGTCATCATGCACAGAGTCGTAATCGTGCTTCTTGATTTGCTCTTCACGTTCTATGGTAATCAGTTCTATTCCTGTCTTCATGGTCCTATTCCTCTCTTGTTATTGTCAGCTCCACTCTCGGGAACTGTCTGTCAATGCGAAATTCAGGTGTAAGGGTCTTCAGATGTTCAGAATCGTCATCCTCAAGCAGTCGAGCCTCTACCATTCCGTCATAAGCAGGTTTCAGCATAGCCAGATGATTAACGTCATCCCTCCGTCTCTTCTGTTTGTGGTAGAAGACAGCAAAGCAACTGGCCAGCTCCCACGGACCTGACTCTATACCTTCCTCCTGAGTCGCCTCTCGCGATAGACGTCGATATCTCTTCGTCGCCATTGCCTTCCTCATTCTGCCCCGCATAGTCCCAGGCGGATTATTCGGCGACAGACAACGATTCGGCAATTCAAGAATTATGGTACAGGATTCAGTCATTTAGTTTTCTCAGGTAATGTCGGGCTATGTTGCAATTCTAACCACTTCTTGCGGCAGTCGCACGGCTCAACACAACAGCACCAGGGTCCGATCTTCTTCATGGCCTCAACACTTGGCCGCTTAGTTGTGTATTTACGCTCTGGCGTTTTCACTCTGACCCCTCCGGTTCTGTCGAAAAATCTGGTAATTCTTCCCTCACAAATACGCATGTTGATATTTCCAATCGCCGGATTACAGACAATGCCATTGACAACTCACTCCGCTTGTTTGCTGTCTTTGGTTCAGGCTCGACAATAATGCGGCAACAGCTTGCCCCGATATGAATCAAGCCCCATCCGTCCGGCACTTCTTCCTTCTTGATGATGTCTGACGGACTGGCGAAATACCTATGATCTCCCACACCGTCTTCTTCGCGCCTCCGAAATGATTTCTTCTTATCACCCAAGAAGTCTGACCGAGACACCTTGCATTCAATCAGCGTGGAATGTGTCCCGCCAAATCCTAAAACGTCCGGCGTTTCGCTTGCCCTCGTTGTTAGCTCCGTCAAGACGATGGAACAGCGCGGCGTCCTGTTTTGGAGCCATGCCGACATACGGCGCACAGCGGCCTTGTGTGTCAGCTTAATCGGTTCGACGTTATAGTGCCTATGAATCATCCTGTGCCTTCCTCTGAAACTGTCGAAAGTTGTGACGATTATTTGTCGTGAAGTTCGTCCAGTAGCGTCTTGACATTATGTTCTCCAAGCTCCAACTGAAGCCAAGAGATTAACGTCTCCAAAACCTTCCGAGTAGCGGCAATCTCATCCCTTATCCGACCTGCCTCCCTTACCTCTTCAATGCTCATGCTCATTCCTATTCCCCTTTGTTATGTACTGTCGGGCTATGCGGTAATTCAAAGTCTTGTTCTGCCTTGAGAACCCAGTAGGCTTGCTGTGTCCTCATGGCGTCAACCATTGCTATTCTGGCTTCCCATGATTCTCTCGGTTCTTCGGGCACATAATTAACTGACGAACACTTGCCAGTAACCCATTCCAACGCTTCTTTTGGTGTCATATTGATTCCTCCTGTTCTGTCGGGCTATGTTGCAAGGGCTTGCTCTTGATGTGCGCCCTTTTACTCTGGTGCGGACACTTATGGAAGAACACTTTGCACCATCCTCCGTGTTTCCAATTGTGGCACATAGACTGTGGCCGTGGAGCGTTGCAACGTAGCATCTTTGGCTTCATTCGTTATCGTCTTTCGGTTCGCAGTGGTCGCAGACCATGTCAAAGCACATATCTCTCAGTCCGGTGGTAAGGTCCGTTCCTTGAGCATACCAGTGTGCTCCAACAGAAGCCAACTGTTCCCGTATCTTCTCATCAACATTTTTATTCACTGGCGATGGGTAAGTTACTTTTATTTTGCATTTCATAATCATTCTCCTTTGTGATGTTCTGTGGTAGTATGTGCGCTTTACTTAGCAAAGAAAGCCTTGTACTCATCGTGCCTATACTGGCCTTTTGTCAGGTCAATGATCTCCTGTACAGTGTACCGGCCTTTAACTTTGCCGATCCCTTCGACAAAATGCCTCACGCCG